AGTCTCTCGTTGTCGCGGCAGTCGTAATACTCGCCCGCTGGCAGCGTCGCGAGCTTCGCCTTGTAGCCGCTCACAGCACACCGCCCGGGGGATCGCACGCCACCCAGCGGCGGTGACCGGCGACGATGGCGACGGCGTACCAGCGGCGGTGCCGCGGGTGGTAGATGCGCTGGTCAGACACCACGGGGCACCTCCGCGAGGTCCACCTGCAGCATCGCAGCGCGCAGCACCGACGAGCGCGACGCCTTCGTGTGGCCGCGTCGCTTGAGCTCGCTGACCGCCGCGTCGATGCGGGCGAGGTCGTCATTGTAGAGTGAGATGCAGACGACCTTGTAGTGAGTCGGCTGGCTCTTGGCGCGGCGCTTCACCACAGCACCCCCACCGCGCCGCGACCGGCCCACAGTCCCTCGATGGCGTCGCGTTCCGACCGCGCCCCGCTGCCGTCGTCGCTCGCTGCGATCTCGCCGCGGCTGTCGATGTGCTCCACGTCCGCGAGCGCCTGCGTCAGCGGACCCCCGGCGAGGTCGAAGAGCGCCACGTCCTGGAGCTGTCTTACGCGCTCGCGGGTGAGGTTCAGCAGCCGCCCCACATCGAGAAGCGTCTCCCCGTCGCGGTCGGCCACGTCGAGGGCGCACGTCTCGCGCATCTCCCACACCTCGACGCCGGGGAAGTTCGTCTTGATGTTCCCGTTGCGGTCGTTGACCTCCATGTAGAGGTGGTGCTTGCAGCCCGCGTAGGGACACGGGCGCTCCGCGTTGCTGCCACCAGGGAGGCAGTCGCCCCGCGTGACCGGGCGCGGGATGTGTGCGAACTCTGCGTCGGGGTACTCCGCCGCCTCCGCCGCAAGCCTGCGCTTCGACACGCGACGCACCGACTCCGTGCGCGGGCGCTGCCGCTGGCTCGCCGGGGGGAATGCCTCGGGCGCGGCGTGCTGCCGCGGGCCATTGGGCTGCACTCGCGCCCGCTTCGGCGCGGGCTTCGCCACGGGCCGCGCGTGCGGCAGCCCCCCGCCGTCATCGACGCTCGCATCGCGCCAGACGCCACCCTCCGCGGCGCTCACGGCTGCCTCCACACCGTCTCGATCGGGTAGCCGATGCGCGCGAGCGCCGCGGGACGCTCGCCTCGCGGCACGCTCGCGGCGAGCTCGAGCAGCGTCGGGTGCTTCGCCGCGGGCTTCGCGCTCACTCGCGCCGACTGCGTCCAGCCGCCCATCGGGAGCCAGCGCCACCAGCGCCCGCAGGCGTAGGCCACGCGGCTGTGGGGGCCGTCCGGCACCACCTCGCACCGTCGCGTCGCCGCCACCGTGCAGACCATCGCCGTCATCCCGTCCGCCATCGTCGCTCTCCCTCTCCCGTCGCCTGTGTCCCGAAGCGTCGTCCGCTCCCTCCGCGGCCCCACGCTGGGGCCGTCGAGCGAGCGGGCGAGGCCGATGCCCCGCCGCCGTGCGCTACGCCGCCGTGCGCTCCCCCTGCGCTGCCGCAGCCCGCGCCCGCGAGCCGTCGAGGGCGATGCGCTCCAGCGTCTGCGTGACGCCGATCACCGTGAGCCGCGCCACCCCAGCGGGGAGCGGGCGCGCGGCGTCGATCTCCACGATGCGCTCCGCCGCGAGGGCGAGGAACGCAGGGCCGAGGAGCGCGCCGTTGCAGCCGACCGAGGCCTCGACGCGCTTGCGGACGGTCATCTCCGCGAGGTGCTCGCGCCACCCAGCCTCCGACTCGCGCCAGGTGCCCGCGACCTGGACGTGCGCGGCGTCCGTGTCGAGCACGGTGCGGACGCTCGCCATCGCGCCGGGCGTCTGCGACGGGGCGACGCTGCCGCCCTCGGCCGACGCTGCGGGCGTCGAGCGCGGGGCGTCGGTCCCGGTGGGCGTCGGGGGCTGCGGGGTGAGCGCGGCCTTGATGCGCGCCGCGGCGCCCTCGACCCCGTGAGCCGTGCACGTCGCGACCGCGGCGGTCTTCACGCGCGCCGGGGCGTCGACGCCACCGCAGCGGCGCAGGATGCGCGCGACGTCGGCCACCACGCCGTCGCCGTCCTCGTCGTCAGCGTGGCGGGTGACTAGTGCGAGCTCGTCGTGGGCGAGCTCCGTCGAGGCGGGCATCGTCCCGCCGATCAGCGCCGCGGCGTCGGTGGCGTTCAGGTGGTAGCCGAGCCCGGTGCAGCGCTCGACGATCGCCCCTGTGATGGGCTTCGCGCTCGTGCCGCCGAGGTCGTGGCGGGCGTAGATCGCGCGCACGCTGGCGAGGTCGTGGGCGCTGGCGAGGTCCGCACGGAACGCCGCGAGGGCGTCGGGCGCGGCGAGCTGCGCAGGGGCGTCGTCGCGGGCCGTCGTGCGGGTAACGTCGACCACCATCCCCGGCTCCCTCACGCTCGCGGGGATGCCGTCCACCTCCGTCTCGTCGAGCATCCCGAGGCCGAGGATGGAGAGCGTGACGCGGCGCTTGGCCTTCGTCTCGAGCTTCATGTACAGGTTCGCAGGATCAGTGACGGCCAGCGTCGCCGTCGCCGTCTCGGTGCGCCCGTTCGGGTGCGTGCCCTTGGCGACGCAGTACGCGACCTTCTGCCCCGCGATGTCGACGATCTTGGGGCCGTCGATGATCTCCCGGTTGATGCGGTGCATCGCCGCGAGTTGGTCAGTGGCGCCGCGCGTGGCGTACATAACCTCCTTGCCGTTGAGCCGCAGGAACGCGAACGGCTGCGAGTGGGGGTTGAGCCCGAGGCCCTCGCAGGTCTGCACGTAGTAGCGGACCCGGTGCTCCGGGGAGAGCGCGCTGATGTCGCCCTTCATCACCAGCGACTCCACCATCCGCGCAAGGTCGCCGCCGTTGGTCACGCTGCTCGTCGTCTGAATGTCCGTCGTCATCGTCGTGCCTCCTCTGTCCGTTGCCGTCTGTGCTGACCGTCCAAGTGACCTCGCAGGCCGGTTGCGCTGGGGGAGGCGCAGTCCCGCGGGGTCGCTGGGGCGGTCACCCCGTCGCGAGCTCGCAGGTCATGCAGTGCCGCCGCCCCGCCATCGCGTGGCCCCCGCAGCCGCGGCACGTCGCCGCGAGGAGCGCCGATCGCTCGCGCTCGTAGACGGCGTGGGCGCGCATGATCGCCGCGTCGGAGAGCTGCGCGGAGGCCGCGAGCACATCGCGCGTGGCAGCGTCCCGACGGTGGAGCGCGTCGACTAGCGCCCGCTGCTGACACGGCCCCGCCTGCCGCACCGTGGGGACGCTCGACGACGGCGGCAGCGTGAGGGCCGAGGGGCGATGTGTGGGGGTCACAGCCGCACCGTCGTGCGCGCCGCGCGCATCGTACCGAGGTCGACGGCCGGGTGCTGCGCCGTGGCCTTCGGGTCGAGTGAGTCGCGCAGGCCCGCGATCACCGCCTCCCACCCGGCGCCCATCACCACCAGCACTGGCGTCAGCTTGATGACAGAGCGCCCAAGCCCAACGCGGTCCGCGTGAGGCAGAGCCCCGAGCACACTCCCGATCGCGCGCCACACCTGCGCCGGGTCAACGACGACGTTGCAGATGCGGCCCGGTGTCCCGAAGTGGTCACCGTCGGGGTCGCACCACCCGCGCAGCGCCCCGAGGGTCGTGGTCTTCATCACCTTCGGGCGGGCAAAGGCCACGGTTTCGGGCGTCGGCAGCGCGGTCGGGTCGATGCGGACCGCGGTCACGCCGTCGAAGATCACCACGCACCCATCGGCGGTGCGGCGCAGAGCGACCGGGCTCACGATCGCGCTCACTGCGCACCCCCAATCGCCCGCAGCGACGCGTGCTTGCGGTCGAGCAGCGCCCGCGCCCTGCGGCTCTCTGCGAGGTCAGGGTCACCCGCGTCAGCCGCCGCGAGGGACAGCCCCATCAGGCGACGGCTGCGAGCGCTGAGCTCCGCGGCGGACAGCACAGGGGCGCTCGACTGCGGGGCGTCGGGCGTCGCTCCGACCGCAGCCGCCACCAGGGCGATGCTCGCGGCGTCGATGCCCGCAGCCGTACCGAGGCGGCGGACGACGGCGAGGGACACCCGGCGGCCGGGGCGCGACGCCATCTCCAGGAGGTTCTCCCACTCGGCCGCAGCCTCGGCGCAGTAGGTGGCGCGGAGGGCGGTCACAGCGACACCACCTTCGTCATCTCGCGGTGGGTGTCGTGCTCCCACCCCTCGACGCTCATGCCGCAGTGGTCAGCGAGCACCTTGACCGCGCTGTCGACGAGGCCGCGGGCCATCTTGGCGCAGGCGCGGGCCAACTCGTCGCGGCCGTAGGTGCCGCTGCGGCGGGGCCCCAGACCCTCGCACTCGGCGGCCAGCATCTCCCAGGCGTCGCGGGTGTTGGCGCTCCGTGCGATGTGGGCGGCGCACACTCGGCCGTGGGCGGCGAGAGAGGAGACGATCTCGTGGCGGACGAGCTCGACGCTCTCCGGGAGGTCGTAGACGAGGGGGCCGTTCACGAGGCCACCGTCCAGCGCACGCGGCGGAGCACGGGGACCACGTTGACCGTGGGGATCGTCCCGCAGCGCGTGGCGTAGGCCGTCGCGGCGGCGAGGTCGGTGCCGAACTTCTTCGGGTACCCGGCGACGGAACCCACCGAGTACTCCTCGCGGGTGCCGTCCGTGACGAAGCACTCGGCGGCGAAGCTGATCAGCGAGGGGTGCGGGCGGGGACCGGGGGACGCGGGGACGGTGGAGGACGTGGACATCGTAGGGCTCCCGCAGCGCCGTGGAGTGGCGCTGACGAGGCCCAATATCTATCGCGATGGTGATTGCGTCAAGCCGATAACATCGCGAAAGTGATTGAGTCGTGCGCTTCTTCGCAAACCCCTTGGAACCAAGCGGAAACGTGCGGGTTCGTCTCTCCGAGGCGCGCCTCGGGAATCGTCAGGTGCACCGTGACCCACCACGCGTCCGCCTCGTTCGCGTCCTCGCGTCGGCGGACCGCCCACCCGTGTGCGCGCTCGTGCGTGATGAGCTCGGCCTCGGTCTCCACGGGCGCCCACCGGGGGATGTAGATGGAGCCGTCCAGGTGCACACCGCAGCGCCTAGGGAGGTCGGCGCGGTAGAGCTTGAACCGCTCCGCGATGGCGAGGTCTGCCGGATGCTCGAACGGGTCGAGCCCGTGGCGCAGCGCCTCCCTTGCGATGGCCCTGTGTTCGTCCGGAGTGAGACGCGGGCGCGCGAGGCCGACGCTCTGCGGTCGGTGCGTCAGGATCGCGGAGACGAAGCTCTCGTAGGTGTAGTCAGCCACGGTCCGACTCTATGGTCGGGCTGCGACGGGGTGCAACGCAGACGCTTGCGCGGGCGTCAGTGATTCACGGGCGTTTCGGCGCGATCACACTGGAGTTCCATGTGCAAGCGCGTGTGACAGAGTATGGTCAGGGCTTCTCATACGGGATCGCGTAAAGCAGCGCCTCTGCGAGCCGCGTGACGAACTCCTCAGAGAGCTTCTCCGGGGGCTGTGACATCGACACGCCCGCGACCCGCTCGACGTCGAGGGGCGTCAGGCGGCGGCTCTTGGCGATCACCACGTCACGCACCGCAGGCCAGTCCGCCCGCGACCCGATGAGCTGGTGCCCGCCCGCAGCGAGCGGCAGCGCGGGGCGCCCATAGAGGTCGTCGATCGACCGGCCGGTGTAGTCGGCGAGGCCCTGGATCAGCTTGGGGCCTGCGCCGCGCCCGCCGGACAGAAACTCCGACACCAGCCCCTGCGCCACCCCGAAGGCCCTCGCGGCCGCGGTGGCGTTGCCGCTGAAGTCCTTGGCGATCACGTCGCGGACGATCTCGCGGAGCCGCTCGTTCTGCTCGGGGCGTAGCGATTTCGTCGACATACCCCGCAGCGTAGCGACGTGGCCCATCTCTATCGCGATGCAGTCCCTTGACATCTCAATCACCATAGCGATAGTGATGGACCATGGCTCACACGGGACACGGATTGCTCAAGGCATGGCGCGAGGGTCACACCCCCACGCTCTCGCAGGCGAAGGCCGCGGCTCGCTTCGGCGTCACGCAGCCGTTGGTTGCGGAATGGGAGAAGGGGCCTCGACGCCCCGGGCTCGAAACGGCGGTCGCGATGGAGATGGAGACGGCGGGCGCTGTCCCTGTCGAGGCGTGGGGGTACGAGCGCTCCGTCGTGCAGTCGATGGCGGTTCTTGTCGACCGTCGCCGGTCGGAAGGTGACGCCCTCGACGTTCCGGCCGTCGACCCCCTCGACCCCGCCCTGGACGAAGGCCGCTCTTCGATGGTGGCTTAGATGAGCCGCACCGATACGCAGACGGTCTACATCGCCCGCGGGCTGACGTCGGGGCTGCTCAAGATCGGGCGCACGCTCGCTCTCAAGCCGCGCCTGCGCGCCCTCGCCACGCGGAACCAGGAGCCCGTCGAAACGCTCGCCGCCATCACCGCGTGCGGGCTCTACGAGAACGCGCTGCATCGGAAGTTCGCGGCGTCGCTCTACCCCGGGCGTGGTCGCGAGTGGTTCCACGACGACGGCGCGATCCGCGCGTTCGTCAACGACCTCCCGGACCATCAGCGCATCGCCATCGCAGCACGCCCCGGCGTCCTCGGGTCGAAGCCCCGCCGCGCCAACCGCCTCGCCGCAGGTGCCCTGTGATGCGCCCCACGCTCCAGCGCCACGCCGCGCCCCTCTACCTCGGCGGCCTCGCCGCGGTCCCTGTGGGCGCCGCCATCGCCCTGTGGGCCACGTCCTACGGGTGGACCGCTGCGGGCTTCGGCGTCGTGGCCCTCGGCCTCGCCGCGATGGGCGTCACCTCGCGATCGGTGGGGGCCCGATGACCCACCCCCTCGCCGCCTCCGTCGAGGCCGTGCGCCGCGAGCTCGACGCCCTGCTGCGCGACGCAGCGCCCGCCACGCCCGAGGCGCGGCACACGGCCTCGCGGCTGCTCGCGCGTGCTGCGGAGACAGTGCACTCCGCCCGCCTCGCCGCTGCCTCGCGGGTGACGATGTGAGCGCCCGCCTCAGCACCCCCAACGGAATGGCCCCGCGCGCTGAAGACGCCGGGGCCGTGATCGCCAACCAGGAGATGACGATGGACCAAAGCTACACGGATCAGCAGCACACGCAAGACGACGACTACGCGGCCTTTGTCGCCCGCAAGCTCACCCGCTCCCCTGCGACGGGCCTCGCGACGGTGCCCGACCTTCTTCCGGCGCTCAAGCCCCACCAGCGCGACCTCGTGGCGTGGGCGCTGCGTCGCGGGCGGGCGGCGATCTTCGCCGACACCGGCCTCGGGAAGATGCTCATGGAGTTGGAGTGGTCGCGCGTCGTCGCGGCGCGCACCGGGGGCGACGTGCTCATCCTCGCCCCGCTCGCGGTGGCGCAGCAGATCGAAGCGGAGGGCGCGCGGTTCGGCATCCCGGTCACGCGATGCCGCGAGGTCGACGACGTGCGCCCCGGCATCAACGTCACCAACTACGACCGGATGCACCGCTTCGACGCGGCGCGCTTCGCGGGTGTCGTGCTCGATGAGTCGAGCTGCATCAAGCACTACAACAGCCGCACCCTCCGCGACCTTCTCAGCGCCTTCGCGGGCACGGCGTGGAAGCTCGCGGCGACTGCGACGCCTGCGCCCAACGACTGGACCGAACTCGGGACGCACGCGGAGTTTCTCGGGGTCTGCACCCGCCAGGAGATGCTGGCGGAGTTCTTTTGCCACGACGGCGGAGAGACGCAGGTGTGGCGGCTGAAGGGTCACGCGCGGGTCGCGTTCTGGCGCTTCGTCGCGACGTGGGCCGCGCTCGTGCGTCGCCCCTCCGACCTCGGGCACGACGACGCGGCCTATGACCTCCCGGCTCTCAGCGTGCGGGAGCACATCGTCGCGACGGACGCGGCCACGGTGAAGGCCACCGGGATGCTGTTCGCGACCGAGGCGCGCAGCCTCATGGAGCGCCGCGTCGCCCGCAAGGCGAGCACGGACGCCCGAGTCGCGGCCTGCGCGGCGAAGGTCAACGCGGACCGCGAGGCGTGGGTGGTGTGGTGCGACCTCAACGCGGAGTCGGAGGCGCTCGCTGCGGCCATCGAGGGCGCGGTGGAGGTGCGCGGGTCGGATGACCTCGACGTGAAGGAAGCGCGGCTCGCGGCCTTCGCGCGCGGAGAGATTCGCGTTCTCGTGACGAAGCCCTCCATCTGCGGCTGGGGGCTCAACTGGCAGCACTGCGCGCGGACGGCGTTCGTGGGCGTGACGGATTCCTGGGAGGCCTACTACCAGGCCGTCCGCCGCTTCTGGCGCTTCGGGCAGCGCCGCCCCGTCGAGGTGGAGATCTACGCCTCCGAGGCCGAGGGCGCAGTGGTGACGAACCTGCGCCGCAAGGAGAGCGACGCGCGAGTGATGGCGGAGTCCCTCAGCGCGGAGACCCGCGACGCGGTGCGCGCCGAGGTGAGGGGACAGCAGCGGACGACGAATAGCTACGCACCGATGGCGTGCATGGCAGTGCCTTCTTGGCTTCGGACGGAGGTGGCGTGATGGACGGTATCAACGGCGAGGCCCTCGGCCAGACGACTTCGGACCGGTTCGCGCTCTACCACGGCGACTGCGTGGAAGTGATGCGCGCTCTCCCGGCGCGGAGTGTGGATTACTCCATCTTCTCTCCGCCCTTCGCGTCGCTCTACACCTACTCCAACAGCCCTCGCGACATGGGCAACGTGAAGGGCGATGACGAGTTCTTTCGCCACTTCGGATTCGCGGTCGACGAACTCGCGCGGGTGATGAAGCCCGGTCGCAACGTGTCGTTTCACTGTATGCTCATGCCCACGTCGAAGGAGCGCGACGGGTACATCGGATTGCGCGACTTCCGCGGCGACCTGATCCGCGCCTTCCAGGCCCGCGGCTTCGTCTATCACGCGGAGGTCTGCATCTGGAAAGACCCCGTGACGGCCATGCAGCGCACCAAGGCGCTCGGCCTGTTGCACAAGACCGTGCGCGAGAACGCGGCCATGAGCCGCCACGGCATTCCCGACTACCTCGTGACGATGCGCGCTCCGGGCGAGTGCCCCGAGCGGGTGAAGCACGACGCGTCCCGCTACCCGGTGACCCGGTGGCAGAAGATCGCCAGCCCGGTGTGGATGGACATCGACCCGAGCGACACTCTGCAATACCGCAGCGCGCGGGAGCACGACGACGAGCGGCACATCTGCCCGTTGCAGCTTGAGGTGATCCGCCGCGGCGTCGAGTTGTGGACGAACCCGGGCGACGTGGTGCTGTCGCCCTTTGCGGGCATCGGGTCGGAGGGTGTCGTCACGCTGGAGATGGGGCGGCGCTTCGTCGGCGCGGAGTTGAAGGAGAGCTACTACCAGCAAGCCGCGCGCAACCTCCACACGGCGGAGAACGGCACGCAGGGCACTCTCTTCGGTGCCGCATGACCTCCGCCCTCGCCGACGACTGGCGCGACGTCCCTCCCCCGGTGGTCTCGCACAAGCACGACGCCTACGAGCGGAAGCTCATGCCGTGGGACCGCGCCCCGCAGCCTGCGCCCGTCGCCCCGGTGGCGGCGAGCGTCTGCCTCACCCCTGGCTGCGGTGAGCCTGCGGACGACGGCCCCCGCGCCACCGGCCCGATGCGTGGCCGCTGCCTCGCCTGCGCTACCCGCGGGCGCAACGCGCTGTCGCGGGGGAGGGCCACGCGGGCGACCGTCGCGGCCTACGTCGACCGCGGGCCGCGCACGCCCGGTCGACCGCGAGGTGCCCGGTGACCGGCGACGCGCTCGCGCTGTGGTCGACGCGCCGGGTGCGGTGCGCCGTGCGGCTCGCTGACCACCACGAGGCCGCGCTGCTCGCCGCTGGGTGGCGCCTGGTGTCGCTCGACCCGCCCCGGTGGGTGTGCCCCACGAGCGGGCGGGAGATGACGCCCACGTCGGCCCTGAGGGCGCTTGCTGGCGACGTGGCGCGGGACGGTGCCGCGTGAGGGCGCCGCTGACGGTGGGTTCCCTCTTCTCAGGAATCGGCGGGCTGGAGCTTGGGCTGGAGTACGCCACGGGCGGTCGGGTCTGTTGGCAGGTGGAGAGGGATGCGTGGTGTCGTGACGTTCTCGCAAAGCACTGGCCGGACGCTGTTCGATATGACGACGTCTGCACCGTCAACGGACTCCCCGCCGTCGACCTCATCTGCGGCGGCTTCCCCTGCCAGGACGTCAGCCTCGCCGGAAAGCGCGCAGGATTCGGCGGCGAGCGGTCGAGCCTCTGGCGCGAGTATCGCCGGATCATTGCTGACGTGGGACCGCGACTCGTGTTCGTGGAGAACGTCCCTGGGCTCCTTACCGCTGACGACGGGTGGGCTTTCGGTGAAGTGCTCGGTGACCTGGCCGCGCTCGGGTTCGATGCGACGTGGGACGTGTTCCGCGCAAGCGACGTGGGCGCACCGCACCGGAGGGAGCGCATCTTCCTACTGGCCTACCGCGACGGCGAGCGACGCGAACTCCAGCGGGTCGGCGGCCTACTCGACGGCGAGCGGCCGGCACTCGGGCACGACGCTGACGGATGCGGCGGTGCGCGGGCTGACCTGGCCGACGCCTCGGACCTCGGAGAACGAGAACCGGCAGACGAAGGCGACGCCCTCTCAGCTTGCGGGGGAGCACGGGTGGAGCCTCGGCGCGGCGGTGAATCACCAGTGGCCGACGCCCACCACGACGGAGGGCAAAGGCCCGACCCGCGGGGCGAAGGCGCAGGGCGGGATGGGCCTGTCGGAGACGGTGCGGACGTGGCTCTCTCCGACCGTGGAGGATGCGGGTCGGATGGGCTCGCCCGAATGGGCGGCGCGGTGGGCTTCGGGGGAGGCGATCCCCGAGACGCAGCAGCGACTGCGAACGCAGGTGCTTGCGACCTGGTCGACGCCGATGGCCAGCGACTACAAGAGCCGGGGCGGGTCTGCGGGCTGGGAGGGGAGCGATATCGTCTCGGCGGCGGCGACGACGTTCGACCCCGTGCGGAACGTGGCGCTCAACCCTGCGTGGGTGTGTCGGCTGATGGGCTTCCCCGACGGCTGGACGATCATCAGTGGCCCGCCGGTCGTGGCGAAGCTCAGCACCCCGGCGAGCCCCCGCGCACGGCGGCGGGTGTAGTCCAGCGGGCGGCGCAGCTCAAGGCATACGGAAACGCCGTGGTGCCGGCGCAAGCGGCGCTCGCGTGGCGGGTGCTCTACGCGCGGGCGTCAGGCGGTGCCGCATGACCGCCCCCCGGTGCACCCCAGCGCGCCAGCAGCCGCGCCCGTGGCAGGTGGTCGCCGCCCGCT